GGCAAGCTTGGATGGCACCGTCAAGGTGTTCCCAACGTCCGGTCAGAAACCGGACGAGTTCGTTCGACACGCGGTCGCTCGCCTCGGAAAGGTCGAGAGTTGCCAAGGATCCAGTGATGGACCCTTCCCGTGCAAGAAGTTGATTAACTTCTTGGCGATCGAGTCGGAGGAACCCTTTGAGGATATTATCCTCATTCAGGCCTTCGACGATAGCTTTGGAGAGTGCCTGCTGTGTGTATTGCATGCAGACAGGCTCCATGGCTATGATCCGGGGCGTTTTCTGAGTCTTGGGGACTGAAATTACCTCTACAGGTAATTCAGACTCCAGGTCCCTGAAGTTGGTACCCTCCAAGAGTTCATGATATCTTGGAGATGGCAGGAGGAAGCGATCTGAGGAAAAGTATTCCTCTAGCCTCCATGTCCAGTCCGCATAGAACTTCTTGTTTCCAAGAAGTCTGTCGGCAGTGGATCCTGGTCCGTGTTTCGGAGTCAAAAGGCCCTCGGCGACGTCAAGATTGACGCGATCGAAAACCCGATGAAACAGAAGCATAGACAAGCGAGAAAACGCCAGAGTTTCCTCTGTGTGTAATCCTGCTTCCAAATCGCGATGGCTCGTTCGAGCCACCACGGGGAGGGGTGTTTCATCCTCCCATTGACCAACTTCAATGTCGGTGTTGATGTACTGAACCATGGCATCATGCGTTCTCTCCGCGGAAGCGGGGAGGAACATTTTGCCAAACAGTCCGCACAGCTGGCGTATAGCCAGCACAGCGTCTGTGTTAGGTTCAGACAACAACACGCCACTTCGAGGTTCGAACACGAGCTTGAAGAATCCACCCATGAAAATGGGGAGTTCTTGACTGAATCGAAATCCGATACAGTCGGCTCGGTCCACGAATCCCTGGTCAATCCAACTTTCGAAGGATTTTCCAAGGTTCGGGAGGACGATCGTGAGAAACGGTCGTCCTTCGCGTTCGAATCTACGCCCGACTTCGTTGAAGTCGAGCGTGGTGTCGACGGCACATCTCTGGCCCATATCTTGAGCCAGAACCTTCCAGAGAGACAACAGGTGATCCACCTGGTTCCCCTTTCATATAGGGTGAAACTGGGCTGGGGTCCTGTGTCACGTTCAGTCTTTCGACTGTGCGATCCCTGCCTCCACCACACGGTGGAGGGACTGGCGCTCTTGTCAGCTTTCGCCGGCAAGGAGCTTTGCGACGGCCGCACCGCTAGAAGCGGTGAGCCACGCAAGGTAACCGTCCACGTCCTGCTTAAGGAGCGTGGTGTCGTAGCCGGGAGGTGAATCCACAACCAAGTGAACCGAAACAGTCTGGTTCACATTCTGACCACTAACCAGAGGGTTAGCAACCAGAGAGTCGTGGATCATCTTCGCCATACGACGAGTCCTCTTCCCATATGCATGGGAAATCTGGACACGGAAGGCACGGTCACCGGTGCTGTAAGCAGCGGTGTCAATGCCAGTACCAGTCCGGCCAAGCGACTTTGCAATCGCGTTGACCGTGATAGTAAAGGGATCTGCAAACATGACAATCTCACTTTCAGGACACAACGATATTCAGTTGTGTTTGAAGGGAAGCATAGGAGAATTCCTATGCCGGTATCACTTGCGACCGCGACGGGTTATCCCTATCGCAGCCAGGATGGCCAATTGACGTGGGGAC